TCCAGGACGGTACCACGAACCCGCGTATGGAGCTGGCTTTCCGTGAGCCATCGAAGCGTATCACGAAGAATAACAAGACGTCGCAGCGTGGCGACGCGCTGAACACCGTGATTAACTGGAAGAACACGACAAACAACGCATACGATGGTGAGAAGCTACACATGTTGTATTTGGATGAGGCGGGTAAATGGGAGAAGCCTACCGATATCCGTGAGGCGTGGCGTATCGAACGTACATGTCTTATCGTTGGTAAGCGCGTAGTAGGAAAGGCCCTGGTGGGTAGTACGGTAAACCCAATGAATAAAGGAGGCGACGAGTACAAAGGTCTTTGGAATGACTCGGACCCTGGCGAGCGAAACAACAACGGAAGGACAAGATCAGGACTATACAGAATCTTCATCCCAGCTTACGAAGCGCTAGAAGGGTTCTTCGACAAGTATGGGAATCCAGTTATAGATGAGCCAGAGAAAGAGCTAGAGGGCGTTGACGGGGAGCTGATAGACCAGGGAAGTCGAGTATACCTCAAGAACGAGCGCCATTCATTCAAGGACGATCCCTCGGAATTAAACGAGATTATTAGGCAGTTCCCTTTCACCCCAGATGAAGCGTTTAGGGACAGTATCGAGGGTAGCCTGTTTAACATCGGAAAAATCTACCAACAGATTGAGCACAACGACAACCTATACCCAAACCCTATAGTTAAGGGCAACTTTGTGTGGAGAGTGAAGGATGAAGAGGTGGTGTTCTCCCCAGATCCAAACGGTAGGTTTCATGTGTCTTGGCTCCCGCCAGACCATCTGAGAAACAAGAAGGCTGATGACCGAGGGAAGAGAGTAGCTCCTAACGCGCATATCGGAGTGGGAGGAGTTGACTCCTATGACTTGGATGCTACGGTAGACGGCAGGGGCTCGAAGGGTGCGCTGCATATGTACAACAAGTTCAATATGGATGTTCCGCCTAATATGTTTGTGGTGGAGTACGCTTCTCGTCCAGATCTGGCTAGCATATTCTACGAAGACGTACTTATGTGCGCGTTCTTCTACGGGTACCCACTGCTTATAGAGAACAACAAGTACGGGATTGCAAGATACTTTGAATCAAGGGGTTACGACGGTTACTTGCTCGACCGACCACAACATTTGCGCAACCCTAATTCGTCTACTAACGTAAGAACGAAAGGCATCCCTTCGAACTCTCAGGACGTGATTCAGGCCCACGCTCACGCTATCGAGGCTTACATTCACGATCACGTTGGAGTGAGGGCCGAAACTGGAGAGATGGGTCATATGCTGTTCAACAGGACGCTTGAGGATTGGATTGGCTACAAGATTGAAAAGCGAACCAAGTTTGACTTGACGATTAGCTCTGGATTGGCCCTTCTAGCGGCTCAAAAAGCGAAGAAAGAAAAACCCAGAGCAAACTTCAACGACAAGAAGTTTTTCAGGACATACAAGCCAAAAGTCTGGCACTCCTAGTTTTACTATATTTGCATTGAGTTAAAATACTCTACTCATTGCAGATGCACAGTAACAATAAAAAATCTTCTAACTTTCCAGACCCATTAGCTCCTTCTGAGGTAAAACAAGGTAGGGAGTATGGGCTGAAGTATGCGAAGTCCATATACCAGCAGTGGGGAAAGATAGATCAGCAGAATTCCGTTTACGGAAATAGAAAGAAGACGTTTGAAAAGAACCGTAGATACGCAAACGGTACGCAAGATACCGCCATCTACAGATCGCTTCTTACTTCCCTTGACCCTAATAACGGTGATGGAAGTATGCTCAACCTGGACTTTACTCCAGTTCCCATCCTTCCCAAGTTTGTAAGAATCGTAGTCAACAAGATTCTCTCTCTCAACCCTTATCCAAACCTGGAGGCTGTAGACCCCATCTCATCTTCTGAAAAAGACACAGATAGGAGAAAGCTTGAGATGATGATCGCAGCTAAAAACCAGCTACGCAAAATCGAAGATAAGACAGGCGTGGTAGTCGGAATGGACTCTAACAACATTCCAGACACGCTCGAAGAGGCGGAGATCTTTATTGGTAATAATATTAAGTCCTCCTCAGAGATTGCAGCTCAGATTGCTACGAATCTCACACTGGAGTGGAACGAGTTCAATGATAGTATTCTTCGTCGCTGCGTAAACGACTTGGCTGTTCTCGGAATGGCTGTAGTCAAGAGAGATAATGATCCCCAGTACGGACTTAAGACTAGCTATGTAGACCCAATCAACTTCGTTCATAGCTTCACTGAGGATCCAAACTTTGGAGATTTAGTTTATGCGGGTCACGTTCGTCACATTCCTATTCAGGAGTTGAAGCGCATGGCAGGTGATCAGTTTACAGAAGAGGAATACAAGAAGATCGCTCAGCAGGCTCAGAAGAAGTACGGATATGACGCCGCCAAGCTCAACCAGTCTTCTTACGACAGAGTAAACAACGTGTCTCGCTTCGGTTATGACGAATATATGATCGAGGTCCTCGACTTCGAGTTTATGTCAGTAGACTGCGAATACTACGAGTCGAAAGAGAGCAAGTATGGGAATGTAGGTTTCTACTCAAAAGGAGAGAACTACAAGGCCCCACAGAACTCCGTGTTCAACAGAGAGGTAATGAAGCTTGAGAATGCTTCTGTGTACGGTGGTTGCTACATCTTGGGTACTGACTTCTTGTTTAACTACGGGAAGAAGAACAACATCCCGAAAAACATCCACGATATCTCTCGCACAAACCTGTCTTACTCTGTTTGCGCTACGAACATCTTGGACATGATGCCGAAGTCCATGGTGGACAGCTGCATTGGGTTTGCGGATCAGTTACAGCTTACTCACCTCAAGATTCAGCAGGCAGTAGCTAAGGCCAAGCCTGACGGCATCATCATCGACATCGAGGGGCTTGAGAATGTCCAGCTCGGCAAGGGTGGTGAGTTGCAGCCGCTTGATCTCCACGATATCTACGAGCAGACGGGTGTCTTCTACTACAGAAGCAAGAACCCAGAGGGTGGCTTCCAGAACCCTCCAATCAGAGAGATCGGTAACAGTATTCGAAATATCAACGAGCTTATCGGTTTGTACAATCATTACTTGAAGATGATCCGTGATGCTACGGGAATCAACGAGGTGATGGATGCTAGTTCACCGAAGGCTGACGCTTTGGTCGGTGTACGCCAGCAAGCTTTGTCTGCTGCTAACAACGCCATCTATGACATCACGAACTCTTCTATGGTGCTGTATAAGAAAGTATGTAGTGACATTGTGAAGTGCGTACAAGTTATTCACCCAGACTCAGTGTTGTACCGTATTTACGAGAACGCCATTGGGAAGGAGAATATGGGGGTGCTCAGCTCTTTCAGGAATCTCGCTATGTACAACTTCGGTGTTCGCGTAGTGAAGGAGATGGAAGAGGCAGAGCGGCAGTACTTGGAACAAAACATTCAAGTGGCTTTGGCTCAGAAAGAAATCGACCTAGAAGATGCTATTGCTGTACGTCAGCTCAAAGACATCAATCAGGCTGAAAGGCTGTTGATCGTTCGCCGAAAGAAGCGCATGGCTCAGCAGCAGCAAATTGCTATGCAGAACTCTCAGCAGCAAGCTGAGATTCAACAGCAGTCAGCTCAGGCCACCTCCGAAGCTAAGCAGCAAGAGATGCAACTCGAAGCTCAACTGAAGGCTCAGGAGCTACAGCTGAAAGCTCAGCTTGAGGCGCAGCTAGAAGAAGTGAAGCACGGCTTTAACAAAGAGATTGAAATAATTAAGGCTGAGGCTTATAGCACTCGCGTAAACACAGAAAAAGAATTCAAGGCTGCTATAGAAACCATGAAGGACGACAGGAAGGACGATCGGGTTAAGAAGCAAGCTGTCGAGCAAAGCAAGCTTATATCTCAGAGACAAGGAGAGAGAGGCGAACTCGAAGGCGAGCAGCAGGCTGGAGACATCACATCAGAAATATTAGGGTAATAAGATGGCAAATCAAATCAACTTAGATAGGTCACAAAGAGTAGACATTACTTGCAAGCGAGGGGATACGTTTAACCTCAACCTTGAGTTAAAGGATGATTCGGGAGCGCCTTTGGTTTTGGGTGTCACTCAGGATCCTAATGGGACCGACTATTACTTCTACAAGATGGAGGTTAGGGAGGCTGACACTCAGAATGGTACGGGGGGGCCAGGAACCAACGGAGGTTATGTCCTCTCGATTGACGGAGTTGTTGATCCCTCTACAGGAACTGCGCCTGATGTTGTGGCATCGGAAAACCCAGGGCTTGTTACTTTTACTAAGAGTCACGATTTGATGACAGGGACTGACGTACCTGCTGGGATTTACGTTTATGATATTCAGCAAAAAATCACAAGCGATGCTAATGCTAGTACCGTTTCTTCAGTAGAAACTTTGCTTTACGGTATTTTCAAGATTGTAGAAGACGTAACAGTCAACTTATAATGGCTAGACCTAGAATCAATGTAACCGTTTCTAAAGGCCCTAAAGGAGACAAAGGGGACACTGGTGCTACTGGTGCTACTGGAGCTCGGGGCCTTAAAGGAGATAAGGGAGACAAGGGCGAAAAAGGAGATGCTGGTGATGCAGCAACCATTGCTGTAAGCTCATCAACGCAAACAAAATCTCCAGGAACCAATGCTACCGTTATAAACACTGGCACTTCTTCAGCTGCTGTATTTGAGTTTGCCATCCCGCAAGGAACTACAGGAGCTACTGGGCCACAAGGGGCCACGGGGCCGCAGGGTCCGAAAGGAGATACTGGCGATACAGGAGCAACAGGACCACAAGGGGCAACAGGACCGCAGGGCGCTACTGGTGCTACAGGACCGCAGGGACCTCAGGGCATTCAGGGGGAGACAGGAGCTACAGGACCTCAAGGGCCGCAGGGTATTCAGGGTCCAGCAGGAGATATCAGTACCTCTAGCATTGACGACCTGAGCGACGTTGACACGAGTACTGCCGCTCCTACCGACGGTCAGGCTTTGGTGTGGAACAACACGAATAGCGAGTGGGAGCCAGGGGATGTAGATATCCCAGGATTTACGTCTACCGCAGTAGACACCAATGACATGCGCGAGTGGTTTGCTGATTCGTCTCAGATTATTGGGGTTGGTAGCTATAACACATCTGGAACCGAGATAGCCTTTGGTGAGGGGCATCCTAGAGATCTGTTCTTTAAGCCAGACGGCACTAGACTGTTTATTGTTGGTAATGGGCGAGATGACATTCAGTCTGTTGACCTTCCTACTGCCTGGGATTTAAGTTCTATACCTTCTACGGCTACGGTAACTAGCGTGAACCTTGCTGGTTCAG